AGAAAGGCGCCAACCCGGCACAGGCCAAAGCCGTCTGCGCCATGTGCCCGGTGCGCAACGAATGCCTCGAACACGCGCTCACCCACATTGAGACCTACGGCATTTGGGGCGGGCTCACCGCACGCCAACGCCAAGAACTGCGCGCCGGACGCCGCAGTAGCGTCGACAAATGCCGCAACGGACATGAATACACACCCGAGAACACACTCGCCACCACATTCGGGCGACGCTGCCGCACATGCAAGAACGCCAGTGATCGCGCTGCCGGGCGACGAAGGGATGGGAACGGCTGATGACCGAATGCACCCGCTGCGGCGCCAAATCCGACCAGTACCTGTGTCGTGATTGCATCCGCCGCGCACGGTCGACACTGCGCGGACTGCCGCGACTCATGCGCCACCTAGCCGAGGCGGCGGTCGGCCAGACCCGCCTGGGCGACATCGGACGCCACACGCCCTATCGAAGCCGTCACGAGCTATACGGCGAGTCAGAACTCGCCAGCCATATCGAATGCCTTCCGGCTCGCGACCGGATGGGCTACGCGGTGGACACCGACGCAGTCGCCGAAGTCGCCGATGGCCCGGCGGACGATCTCGCCGACCTGTATGAGTCGCGCCTAGCACGCCAGCAGTCAGCACTGCGCAAGCTACTCGCCGCAGGTGGCGTCAATGAGCGCGCTTCGACATTGCATGCCGAGGTTGTCAACTCGTTGAGCACGTGGATTCGTGATATATGCGAGACACGAGGCGTTGACCCGCAACTAGAGAATGCCGACCCCGTCGCGCTGTGTGGCTGGCTGAACCGTCACATCGACATGATCGCCAACCACCCGGCCGCGGACGAGTTCTGCGACGAACTCGACGAGCGCGTGCGTCAAGCATTGCGGATAATCAACAGGCCCCGAGCGCCGCGCTACGTCGGCCCATGTCCACAGATGGTCGACGAAGCCCACGACGAGGACTGTTCCGAAAAGCATCCGCACAAGTGCGACACCGCGCTGCGTGCCACACATAACGCCGATCATGTCATCTGCCCGGAGTGTGGCGCGTTACATGAAGACCTCGACGAGCTCGGCCGCCAGTTACTCGACGGCATCGACGACTGGTGGCTATCACGCGACAATCTACTGTTCACCATGGAGGCGATGGGCCGGCCGTTGGCGCGCAGCACGTTCTACCAGTGGCGGAAGGCCCGCGTGTTACCAGAGCTTCTGGTGGCCGGAGAGCCGCGATATCGCGTCGCAGACGTGCGTGAACTACTCGACGCCAGGCCGCAGACACGCCCGACGGGTGCTGCTGCGCGTGCCAAATGACACGCGTGTGGTTTATGATGGCGACACTTGGACGATTTTTGGTACTCGCACGTCCAAAATTCCCAGCGTTTCCCGAGGTGGATAGCTGATGCCCACACTTCCTGCCACCGTCGACATCGACTGCCCGCGCTGCAATGAGCCCATCGTCTGCACACTGGAGACCGCGCCACTGCCCGGCGACGGCAAGCGGCACAGTGCACAGTACGAAGCGCGTGTGCCCGACTTGGCCGAGCGGATGGCAGCACACTACGCGGCGGCGCACTGATGACGGCGGGGGTTGATACCAGTCCTGGCGTGGGCGCATCCGCCGCACTGAACAGGTACTGGACCAAAGGCCCGGGACTCGCAAAGTGGTCGACCAACCCGCATCCGTGGACGACGCTGTACCACCTACTGCTGAAGCACATGTCACCAGCGAAGGCCAAGGGTCTGACCACGGAGTACTTCGTGCGCGTGTTCGGTCACGGGCCGGCGCACCACGACGGCGGCAAACACCGCCGGTGATCGGCTATCACTGGTCGCCCAGCACCAGGCGCGCATCCATCAAGCGTCACGGGCTGATCGTCGGCGCCAAGCCGCACGTCAATCGCGACCACGCCAACGGACATATCTCACTGGCACGAAATCCTGCGAGCGCATGGCTGCTGTCCGGCCGGCACATGAAGCGATTCGGCCACACACCTGAGTCTGAGACCTGGGATCTCTGGCAGGTTGATCTCGCCGGGATTCCCTACCGCAGCCTGCACACAGGCAGCGATGAGCTGGTCTGTCGCCGCGGGATACCGGCCGGTCAACTGACACTGGTTGGTCACCGCTGATGCCCCGCGCATCACGTCGCTGCCCAGGTGACAACGGCAACTGCACCAACCTCATTCGTGGCGGTGACACCTACTGCGCCGACCACCTGCAGCCCTGGCAGTCACGCACCGCTAGCTCCCGGATCACCATGACGCACGCCTGGCGCGTCCTACGTCCCGAGATCCTGCGCCGCGACCGCTATCAGTGCCAGATCCGCGGCCCGCACTGCACCGGCCACGCCACGGTCGTCGACAAGATCGAGCCGGTCGCGCGACGGCCCGACCTGGCGCTGGACCCGGCGAACCTGCGGGCCGCGTGCGCGGAGTGCAACGGCTGGAAGGCGCAGGCCGAGGCGGCGGCGGGACGCACCGCGTGGAAGCGTCAGCCCGAGCCGCATCCAGGGCTAACTCGGCCGTGATGACATGGGAGTTTGCTGGCGTTTCGCGACGTCTGATCTGGTGCGCGATGGCATTACGTTTGCTGTGGCTATATATACGCAGGTCAAGCACATATCAACCATAGCGAGGTAGGGCGGTAGCCCCTCCCACCCCTCCAGTCGCAGCCGGAGCGCTCTGTCGCTCGGGTTCGCTACGGGTCTGAAATTTTCCGAACGAAGTTTGCTGACACCTCTTGAATTCGCCGCTATGGCAAAGGAGGAAAGCCGTTATGGCTGGTAAAGGCCCTGCGCCATCAAGTCGACGCGCGCGAACCAACGCAGATCCGATCCCCATGAAGGTGATCCTGGCGGCCCCGATCAAACAGCCGGAGCTGCCGACGTTCGACATCGAGATCGAGGTCGACGGCGAACTGATCGCGCGGCAGTTCAAGTGGCCGGCGCGGACTCGCGAGTGGTGGCAGATGTGGGCCGACTCGCCGCTGTCGGACGACTTCACCTCGACGGACTGGTCTGAGTTACTGGACACCGCGATCCTGCACGCGCGGTACTGGAATGGCGATCACAAGGTAGCCGCAGAGCTTCGGCTACGTGTCGCGAAGTTCGGCGCCACACCCGAGGATCGCGCTCGACTGCGCATCCAGTTCGCGGCGGCAGATGAGGCTGAGAAGAAGTCGGCTACACCAAAGCAGTCTTCGCGCGCGCGACGCGGCCCGCTGAAAGCGGTGTAGTGCCATGGAAGCCGTCGGAACCCGGCGAGGTTCCGACGCTCGGCTACTACGTCATTGACTGGATCGCCGAGAACCTAGCCGCGCCTGGACGAATGGACTACGAGCCGTTCGTTCCCTACCTCGAGCAAGAGGACTTCATCCTCCGCTGGTACGAGATCGACCCGGCGACGGGGCGATTTAAGTACCATCGCGGCCTGCTTGGACGTCCGCGCGGCTGGGGTAAAAGCCCACTTCTGGGTGCCCTCGCGATCGTTGAGGGATTGGCCGACGTCGTTCCAGACGGATGGGATGCCAACGGCCAACCTGTCGGCAAACCGTGGTCGACAATCCGGACGCCGCTGGTGCATATCGCGGCAGTCTCCGAAGAGCAGACCCGCAACACCTGGCAGCCGCTCCTGGAGATGGTGCGCAACGGCCCCGTGCTCGACGAATATCGCGGATTGGACCCGCTTGACACGGTGGTCTTCTTGCCACGCGGGGAGATTCGCCAGATCACAACCTCGGCGCGCACGACCAAGGGTGCACCAATCGTCTTCGCGACGTTGGACCAGACCGAAGAGTGGGTTCCGTCGAACAACGGCCCGAAGCTCGCACAGGCGATCCGGACGAACGCGGCGAAGAATGGTGGCCGCACACTGGAGTCGCCGAATGCGTTCATTCCAGGCCAGAACTCAGTGGCCGAAGCATCGGCGGCATACGCGGCCGACATTCGTGAGGGCCGAGCCCGCAACGACGGTCTGCTCTATGACCATCGTGAGGCGCCGGCTGACACAGACATGTCCGACGTCGATTCATTGACATGGGGTCTGCGGGTTGCCTACGGCGATTCGTCGGCACATCCAGACGGCTGCGTGATTCACGATCCGCCGTGCGTGCCAGGGCATTCAGAACTTGAGTCACTGATCGAGCAAGTATTCGATCCGGCGTCGGACGTGCAGCAACTTCGCGCGGACCTACTGAATCAGATCACCCATGCGTCTGACTCGTGGGTGTCAGCGACCGAATGGGGAGCCTGTGTTGATGCAGGCAAGGTCGTCAACGACCGGGATGTAATCGTCCTCGGATTCGACGGGTCGCGCGGTCGCAGCAAGGGTAAGGCTGACGCGACCGCCCTGATCGGCTGTCGCGTCCGCGATGGATTTCTGTTCGAGATCGGCGATCGGTCAGTCTGGGAGCCGCCGCGGCGCGAGCTGACCCGGCGTGACCGTGACAAGACGGGCAACCTATCGAGCTGGACACCGCCGGTTGCCGAGATTGACGCCGTGGTGAAGATGGCATTTCAGCGCTACTCGGTTGTTGGCTTCTACGCCGACCCGTCGGGTTGGACCGAACACGTTGCGAAGTGGGAAGCCAGGTTTGGTGCACAACTGAAGGTCAAGGCGTCGGGCGAGTCGAAGATCGCGGCGTGGCCGCGCGGCAAGTCAACGAACGCTGTCGAGGCGGTCAAGAGGCTGCACTCGGCGATTACGAACGCTGAGTGCTGCCATGACGGATCTCTCGCACTGACGCGACATGTTCTCAATGCCCGCCGGCGCGCCACACGAACCGGATACCTGCTTTACAAGGCATATCCGGACTCGCCGGACAAGATCGACGCGGCCTATGCAGCGGTCATGGCTTGGAAAGCGCGCCTCGATGCAATCGCGGCAGGACTCGGAAAACGCAAGAGACAGAGCTTCGCGCGAATCAGATGAAAGGCGGGTGTCAGGTTGGCTGATCTGACCCCGCAGCAGTGGTTCGACGTCCTGAATGCGAAGTTCTCCGCGGTGACTCGACCGAAGTGGCAGGATGGCCGAGCGCACTCGTCGGACTACTCGTTGGTGAGCCGGGAACGGCGTCCGCGCAACCAGATCCTCGACACCTTGTGGTCTTACTATGTGGGCGACCCGCCGCTGCCCTATATCGAGCCCGAGTATCACGAGGCGTTCTGCGAGGTGTTGCGGCTGGCGCGCTGCAACTACGCGCCGATGGTTGTGGCGGCGATGCTCGACCGTATGGAATTACAGGCGGTATCGACCACCGTTGACAACGACACTGACGGCGACAACCTGGCCGCGCAGATCATGGAGGAGTCCGGCTTCGCCGCGGTCTCCAAGGATCTGTTCGGTTACGAGTTCGCTCTCGCGGAGTCCTACGGCATGGCGGTCCCGGGCGATCCAGTGCCGACACTGCACGCGATCGACCCGCGCCGTTGCGTTGGCGTCCGTGACACAACCAACCCGGTGCAGCTGCGCGCGGGGCTGGTCAAGGAATATGACCAGATCACCAACGAGCACATTGGATATCTGTTCCTGCCGGGGGAGAAGTGGACCGTCCGCAGCAGTGACGGTCTGAGCTGGAACAAGGACGTCGAGCGCGAGCCGATCGAGGGCCTTGACAGACTCGGTGGCATCCCACTCGTTCGCTTCGACAACGCGTTCGGACTCGGCGAGTATGAGCCGCATATCGACTTGCTTGACCGGATCAACGACACGACACTCAAGCGCATCATTGGGTTCGCCTACCAGGCGCTGCGGCAGCGCGCGCTACGGGGCGACGAGGCCGAGGACGACGAGGACACCCCCGGTGCCGCCGAAACGTCATCGCTGAGCCCTGACGACTTCCGCGCCGGTCCTGGCGCGCTGTGGCGAATTCCGGCCGACTTCGACATTGTCGAACTCGCCCAAGGCAACTTCAACGACATGCTGACTGCCAAGCGTGACGACGTCAAGGAGTTCGCAGCCGTCACCTCGACGCCGCTGCACCTGATCACCCCAGACGCCGCCGACGGTTCCGCTGAGGGCGCGGGCCTGATGCGTGAGTCGGCGACGGCGAAGATCCGCGACCGCCGCGCCCGTAACTCCCCGCCACTGCGCCTGTTGTGGCGGATCGCGTTCGCACTCGCCGGCCAGGACCGCGGACGGCACATCAAGCTTCACTGGGGTCCGATCGAGTTCCGCACCCTGGCTGAGCGGGGATCGGCGTCGGCGCAGTCGGTGGGAACGTTGTCGCTGACGCAGCGCTGTCAACGGATCTGGGATATGTCGCCGGAGGACACCGAGGCCAACATTCAGGAGCTGATGGCCGAGCAGATGCTGTTGCCGTCGGCGCCAACAGAGCCGACAAATCCGGCGCCAGTGAGTGACAGCAGTGATGACAACGCCGACCAGACCAACTGACTATCGCGGCGCCCTCCGTGAGGCCAAGCGTCAGATGCAGGCCCAGAAAGCCGCAGGACGTTCGGCAACAACAGTAACCGCACAGTCAGCGGAAGCCATGATCGTCGCCCGCGAACGGGCCGCACAAGCAGCTAAACGCACCATTCGTGCACTGTGGGCGCAGACCAATCCCTACGACGAGGCTAGTGTGGCGCGATTCGCCGCGTCGGCCGCCAAGATTATGCAGTCCGCGCAGACCGCCGCCGGACGCGCCGCAGCGGCCGGGATGGCCCAGCAACTGGCCGCCGTCGGCATCAAGGTCGCACCTGTAACGACGTACCCGGTCAACATCCGCGCCGCCGGGATCGATGTCGGCGACGACGGCAAGATCACGCTGGTTCACAAGCCGACGACCGTCGACTACTCAGCCAGCCCTGGCCGCGGCAAGATCATCGTCACGCCGCACGGATCGACCACCGAAGAGGTCTTCAAGCGGCCCGCGCGCGAGTTCCGGTTCGCGCAGTCCGAAGGTCACTCCGGCCACGACGCCGCACATGATCGCATCGACAGCCTGATCGACACGAATCTGATGCTCGCCCAGCGTCTCGCGCAACAAGAGTTACTCGCCAAGGCCGCGCTACCGCCACCGGTGATGCTCGACAGCGGCAAGCCATACCGCTACATCGACTACAGCGGCCGGACGCAGTATGTCCGCGAGGCAAGCAAGGTCATCGGCTACCGGCGGGTCATCCACCCGGAGCTGTCGCGTGGCGGAACCTGCGGAATGTGCATCGTCGCAGCAGACCGGATCTACCACATTCATGATCTGTTGCCGATCCACGACAACTGTCATTGCACCGTTAGTCCGGTTACTAAGGATCACGATCCCGGCAACAGCCTCAATGATCAGGATCTCAAGAAGTTCTACGGAGACGCCGGAGGAAACACGCGTGCGCACCTGAAGCGCACGCGTTACCAAGTCGACGAACATGGTGAGCTCGGCGCGGTGCTAGTGCCAAAGAAGCCCTACAGGCCGCGTAGCGCGAACTCCAAGCGCATTGTCGGCGGTAAACGCATCTCAAGGTCGTCGCGCACGCACGAATCCGCCGCCGACGTCGCGCGTCGCAACCTGCCGATCCTAGAGAAGAACCTAGAACGGCTGCGGCGCAAGGGTCTTGACGAGAAGTCGTCGCAGATCCAGTACCACCTGCGCACCATCGCGCGTATGCGCGATGCGCTCAAGTAGCTACCCGAGCCGCCCGGCCGGGCCGCCCGTTATGGGCAATCCACCTCACCCGTTATGGGAGTTCCGTTGACACAGCCGATTCCTCCTGCCGCCGGACAAGACCCGACACCGAGTGGGCCTACACAAGATCTGTCGAACGATCCTCCGCAAGATCCACCCGCTGACGACAATGGCTTTCCGGCCAACACTGCCGTCGCGGAGATGACCGACGCCCAGCGCGCGGCCTACTACAAGCACCAGAACCGCAAGACCGAATCCCGGCTTCAGGCATTCAAGGGCGCTACGCCCGAGCAGTTCGAACAGATGCAGGCTCGCATCGCCGAACTGGAAGCCGAGAGAGAGACCGCCGACGAGAAGGCGCTCCGAGAAGCCAAGGAGGCCGCGGCCAAGGAGGCGCATGACGCCGCCGTTGCGGAGTTCGGCCCCCGGTTGCACCGCAGTCAGTTGAAAGCGGCCGCATCCCAGGTGCTTTCGGGAGAACAGCTGGAAGCGTGGCTCGATGGAGTCGATCCGTCGAAGTTCGTCGGCGAGTCCGGCGACATCGACGAGGCCCAGGTGATGGGCAAGCTCACCGCCCTGTTCGGCGCGCCCAAGACCGGGACGCGCAACTGGGGGCAACACGGAACAACGCCACCCGGCGAAACGCCCGGGGCCGGCGGCATCGCCGAAGCCGAAAAGCGCTTCGGCAAGAAGACCTAACCGAAAGGAGCTGCACGCATGTCGACTGACATCTCGATGCAGACCACCAACTACCAGGTTGGTGACCGGTCCTGGCTGCTCGCCGAACCGGACTACAAGCCGAACGTGACCTTGGACATCTCCAAGTTCACCAAGTCGACCCATTACCCGAACGGCTACATCCCGTCGGGAACCGTCATCGGCAAGATCACCGCCACCGGACTATTCGGCCCCTACGACGGTGCGGCCGCCGATGGCACCGCCGTCGCCTACGGCCTGACTTACGGCGACGTACAGGCGATCCGGCCCAACGGTGACACCGCCGTCAAGGTCGGCACCGGCGCGGTCGTCAATGGCGTGGTGTCGGTGAGCAAGCTGCCGATCGAAACCGGTGATGGCACCACCGGTGCCCTCGACGGCACGTCGAACACCACCACTCAGACCGCTTCAGCGAGTGAGACCGCCGCCAAGAGCGACCTCGCGCAGATCCGTTGGGAGGCGTAGCTCATGGCACTATTCTTAGATGGCCCTGTGCCGCTGGAAGACACCATCACGTTCACGCAGCAGGTTCCGCTGCCGTCGAACAACCAACTGACCGCGATGTTCCCGACGAGGCACTACGGCACCGACGAGGTGGACTTCGCCGAGATCACCCAGACCAACCGGGCTGCGAAGTTCCGTAACTGGGACGGCTCGTTCTGGGTTGCCCCGCGCGACACCGGTCTCGACAAGCGCGTCAAGCTGCTGCCCTTGGGTGGTCAGCTGGGCGTCGGTGAGTACGAGCGTCGCCAGAAGGAGTACGCGCGCATCGGCGGCACTATTCAGTCGATCTTGGTCGACGCGATCTACAACGATCTACAGAACCTGACGACCTACGTGCACAACCGTGTCGAGCTGGCTTGGGGCGACGTGTTGTCTGACGGCAAGCTGACGATCAACGAGAACGGCGTCCAGCAGGAAGTCGACTACGGCATCCCGTCGACCCAGAAGGTCACCCCGGCTGTTCTGTGGGACGCCAGCTCGGGCACCATCGACCCGCTCGCGAATCTGATCACCTGGTACGACGTGTACCGCAAGAAGAACGGCGTGGGGCCGGGCAAGTTCCTAACCTCGCTGAAGGTGGTCCGCGAGCTGCAGACCAACGCCAAGCTGATCGCCGCGATCAAGGGCGACCAGACTGGTGCCACGCACGTGACCCTGGAGGAGATTAGCGGCCTGTTCGCCTCCTACGGCCTGCCGCCGATCAGCATGGACTCGGTCTACGACTCGAACATGGACGTGGACGGCGACACCACCGCGGTTCTGCCGGACAACAAGTTCCTTTTCCTGCCGTCGGACATGAGCACCCTGGGCTTCACCGCGTGGGGCACCCCCACCACGGTGATGGAGCTGAACGCCAACAACGTTCAGGTCAACCAGGGCGCCGGCGTCATCGGCATCCTCGTGCGCGAGGAGCAGCCGCCGTTCCAGAAGCGAACCTTCGTGGACGCGGTCGCGCTGCCGGTGCTGGCTGACCCGCGCAAGCTGCTGGTCGCCACGGTCGGCAGCTAAGGAGACGCACGCGATGCCGAAGATCGGTCAACACGCGGTGTATCTCGCCGGAGACAACGGCCAGCTGCACACGTTCCTGCCTGGCGAGGACGTCCCAAAGTGGGCGGCCGACCAGATGGGAGAGCACTGCTTCGCCGCTCCGAAACACCGGAAGGGCGAGGTGGAGACCGATCTTCGGCACGCGGACGCGTCCGAAGATGACACCGACGCGATAGAGAACGATGCCGACGTGACCCCGCCGCCGCACGGCGGCCCTGGCGGGTCTCGTCAAGCCTGGGAGGCGTACGCCCGAGTGAGCGGCATCGAGCTCGAAGAAGGTCTGACCCGCGACGGCATCATCGAGGCCTGCCGACGGGCTGACGTCGAGGTCTGATGGGCAAGTTCGCCGAAGTCGACGACGTCACCGGACGCTACGAAGGCGACTTTCCGGCCGACCGCGAGGACTGGGTCGCCCTACGCATCGGCGACGTCGAGAGCGAACTGATGGGCCAGGTGCCCTCACTACGCAAGCCGATCGACCAGGTCAACGCCGATTCAGCCGCGGTCGGCGATCCCGACCGCATCAACCGCGTCAAGGCACTGGTGTGCGAGAAGGTGCTCGACCTCTACCGCAACCCCGGCGGCACAACGTCGCAGTCCACCACGACGCCCGACATCACGATCAGCAAGTCCTACGGCTACTTCCAGGACAACACCCGCGGCAAGATCGCTTTCAGCGCCGCCGAACTCGACTCAGTGAAGCTGCGCCGGCGCCGGTCGAACTTCGGAACCATGACCGTCGCGCCATGGAGGCCCGCGCATGACCTCCATCACTGACCGCTGGACCTCCCCGGCGCGCGCCGCCGTCGATGAACTGCTACGCCTACGCGGCCAGTCGATCACCCTCATCCCGTCCACCGGCGTCGCGACCGAGAAGCCTGGCGGCGGCAAGGACTACAGCGCGGCCACTGTGCGCGACCCGCAGACCTTCGCGCTGTTCAGAGAAGACGAACAACCCCCCCAGGGGCAGGCGCGCGTCTTCCATTACCGGCTCGTCGGGCATTTCGACGCCCAGATCACCCTCGGTGACACCTGGGAGGACGACGTGGCGACCTACACCGTGCAGTCCATTGACCGCAGCAAGCCCTACCAGATCAGCGCCATGGTCGACGGCTACCTCAAGGTGACAGGACACAGCTATGGCTAACACCGGGCTCATGGCGGGGCTGGCCCGACTGCGCGAGAACATCGAGCAGTTCGACGACGACTACGAAGACACTATCAACGCACTCGTCATCGAAGAGGCTGAAGTCGGCGAAGCGTGGATGAAGGAAAACGCCCGCTGGCGCGACAACGACGGCAACCGCAAGGACCGCGTTCCCGGAGCCGCGCGCGAGGGGCTGAACACCACGCCCGACGTCAGCGGCGACACCAAGACCATCCTGTTCAGCCACGGAGTCAACTACGGCATCTGGCTGGAAATCAAGCATCACGGCAAGTTCGAGATCATCCTCCCGGCTGTGCTGCACATCGGCGAGGAGCTCATGGCCAAGACCGAAGGAACGCTGGCCAAGGGTACGAATCTGCGCCAGTCACGGTTCTTCGAGCGGCCCGAGGACTAGGCCATGGCGCGCGCCGCAGTACTGGACCTACTCCGTGGCGACGCCCAACTAGCGACCCTGGGCGGTGCGGGGTTTGCCATCGAGCCGAACTACTCCTACGACCAGCGCCCGAATGACAAAGGGCCGTTCGTCGTTCTGATCTGGCGACAGACCGACTTCAGTCGCGAGATCCAGAACAACAGTGCACGCCACCTCAACGTCTGGGTCCACATCCCCAGCGCCGTCTCGACGGATTACGTCCGCATCGACAACATCCTCGACCGCATCGACGAGCTGTTCGACGGCGTGGATGGAACGGACATCGTCGGAGCCGACGGCTGGAGCCTGAACTACATCCAGCGCCACGGCCGGTCACCGGACCTCAAAGACGAGGATTACCAGACCATCTGCCGCTACGCCTCCTACTCGGCGTTCAGTCACAAGACCGCATGATCTTCACAGAGAGGGATCTCATGGGCGACATCGAACCGGCCACCTTTGCGCAGCCGGCGCTCTCGGATGAGCAGAAGACCGAGGCCGCGAAGGCTGAAGCTGCCGAGAAGGCCGCCGAGAAGGCCAAGCTCGCGAAGTCGAAGTTCGTGCAGTACCTCGGCCCCAATGGGGTCAACGCCGCGGTCTCGCGCCCCAGCGGTCACTCCGGCGGCCTGATCGGCAGCCACCAGGCCAGCATCAGCGCCGCCGAATGGCGCGCCGCCGGTATCGAAGCCGAGCACGGTCACGAGTGGCATGTCGGCAACCAGTGGCGCGTCCCAGCCGACCGGTTCAGCGCCGAGCAGCTCGACCACCTACTGACCGAGGGGCGTGATGCCCCGAAGGTGCGCTTCGCCTATGTCGACGCCGACGGCAAGCCCGCCCGACGCTGACCGACGCCGTGTCATGTGATCGCGAGGTCCGGTGCCCTTCTGGGGCATTGCATCTCAAGATCGTGGACGGCGACAAGATTGAGATCAAATGCAACCACCGACGCTGCACCGACGGCGGGCGAATGGTTGTGCTGCACCGGTTTTCCTCTGCCGGTGAGTATCTAGACACCCTCACGTTCAAAGACCCAATTAGAGGCCGTGGAGCCCGCGAATTCCGGAAGGAAACCACGTAAATGGTTGCATCAGCGGGAAACCCCGACACCAAGCCCTATGGCCTGCGCCGGGTGTGGATCACTCCCTACACCGACACCGACGGCACCATCCTCGCCAGCACGAGCTACCGGCTGCCTTTGGCGCAGACCTTGGCGTTCACCGAGACCGAGGACTTCGACGTCCTCAACGGCGACGACAAATCGGCCGTGGCCATCCAGGGCAAGGGCGCCACTGTCGACGGCAGCCTGGAGGCCGGTGGCCTGGACCTGCAGTGCTACTCGATCATCTCCGGGGCGACTCTGACCGAGTCAGGTACAGGCAACTCCCTCAAGCGCGTTGTGCGCAAGAAGGGCAGCGACGCCCGTCCGTACTTCCGTGTTGAGGGTCAGGTGATCTCCAACGGCGGCGGTGACAACGTCGCGCGGATCTTCCGCTGCAAGGCCAACGGGAAGATTCAGGCCGACATGAAGTACGGCACGTTCATGGTGCCTTCGATCGACTTCCAGGGCACCCCGATGCCTGGCGATGACGACGACTACCTGTATGAGATCGAGTTCAACGCCACCAAGGCCACGCTGGGCTCGACCCCAGTCGCCAACCCGCTGCCGATCCCGTCGAACCTGACCGTGGGCACTGTCACCTCGACGTCGGTCACGCTGCTATGGGGTGACCTGGCCGCTGCGGACAGCTACAAGGTCCAGCAGTCCAGCGACGGCGAGACCTGGACCGCGGTTACCGGCTCGCCTGGTACTCCGTCGACCAACACCACCACAATCACCAGCCTCACCGCATCGACCACCTATCACTTCCGGGTGGCCGCGGTGGTCAGTTCCACCACCGGTGACTACAGCTCGCCGGTGACCGTCACCACGCCCGCCAGCTAGTCCAGCCCGCAAGAGCCCAGGAGGCCAACGGATGACATCTTCGACCGAAGAGCAGAAGAGCAGCGCAACGCGGACCTGGTGTTGCGGCACCGCGATCACAGCCCCGCATGTCGCAGGATGCGCCTACGAACCGCGCGATGACCCAGAGCCGCCGTCGGCGCCGAACCCCCCCTCGGGGCCGGCTCCGGCGGCGGCTTCTTCTGCTGCGCGGACTTACGGGTTTCGCAAGGCCGACGAGGAAGACGTGGAACTACCCAGCGGCGGCCTAGTGCGGATCCGCAAGCTGAACATGAACCATGTCTTCAGCCTGCGGATTACCGAGATGCGCGACGCGTTCACCTCAGACCTGCTGTCCGACGGCGGAAACGACGCGGACGCCGTCGATGAGAATGCCGCGCAGGAGACCCTGCTTGAAGCGCTGCTTGATCCCGATCGCAGCGCGAAGTTCCTGGAGCCCATCAACCGGGTCGTCGCCGCGGCAGTGCTCTGCCCGACCGTGGTCACCGAAGGCCCGTCCAACGATGAGCAGATGAACGTCGGCGACATCGATGTGGTCGACAAGTTCGTCATCTTCACCGCCGCGGTGGGAGAACAGCTCGCTGCCTTCGGAGGGCAGCAAGAGGCGTTGAAAAGTGTACAGCCAGGACCGGCGGCTGGCGTACCAGATCTACCAGCGGGCAATAGCGTTCAACCAGAAGCCGAGTGACACGGCCTATCTCGACGACTGTATCGACGCCGTCGGGCGCTACTACTTCGACCGCGGCATCTGGGCCTTCGGCGAGCATGTCAAGCGCCGCCTCGATGAGGTCACGAACAGCACAGAGAACGCGTCCATCGCGCAATCACGCCGCGAGCGCGAATGGGAACGACTGATGGGAGAGGACATGAGCCAGTCTGCCGCCGGTTTCGCTGACCCCACTCCCGAATCCCTGTCCGCGCACGGCCGTTCCGTCGGTGAGCCTGATGACGAAGTGATCGAACTCGACCTATGACTGACTACAGCCTCGGGCGCGCTCACGGCAAAATCGAGATCGACTACGACGGCTCTGGCGCACAGAAGGCCGCTCGCGACCTTGACCGCACCGCTACATCGGCCGAAGAGCTCGACTCGTCGCTGTCGAAAACGCAGAAGTCTCTGCGTGACACTGAGCGCGAGCTCGACTCGACGGCCAAGACCACGCGCGCCTATGCCGACGACATCGACGACGCGAGCGATAGTCATGAGCGGTTCGCTGATTCGGCGCGCGACGCCGCACATGAGGTGCGCGAACTCGACGACGCCGAAGAGAATCGCCACCGCCGGGGTCGGATTCGCTCTCACGACCGCGACCATGACATCGACGCCATGCGCCGGTCTGTCAATGGCCTGCATGACCTGCGTAACGCGCTCAACACCACTGAGGATTCCACGCACGGCCTGGCCAAGGGCCTGCATATCGCTTCAGTCGCTATGGGGCTCATGGGTCCAGAGGGACGTGCCGCGTCACTGGGTCTGGAGTCTCTGGCCACCAAGTTCGGCATCGTCGGCGACGGAGCCCAGCAGGCCGGGCACCACATCCGCGACTTCGTCAAGCACATCGCGAGTTTCGAGCTGAGCGTCGGCAAGACATCAGGCCTCGCACTCGGCGGCGGCGCACTCGGCGGCCTGGCGGGTCTTGGCGGTGCGGCCGGGTTGATGGGCGTCACCCAGATGGCCGGCGCGGTGCGACAGCTCTCGGGCGCGCTGGGCTTGCTTCCGGCGGCGATCTCGGCCGCGGCGTTCTCGATGGGCACCTTGAAGATCGCATTCCACGGCGTCGGCGACGCGCTCAAAGACATGATGGCCGATGACCCCAAGAAGTTCTTGGAAGACATCAAGAACATGGGGCCAGTCGCCGGCAAGGCGATGCTGCAGATCGCCCAGTTCCGCAACCTATTCAAGCTGGCCGGTGCGAGCATTCAGGACTCGTTTTTCTCCCAGGTCATCAACGACATTCAGCCGCTGATTCAGACGTGGCTACCCGCGGTCACCAAGGGTATGTCCCAGGTGGCCGGGATGTACGGCCAGATGGCGCACCAGTTCGCGGGCCTGCTGATGCAGCCGCAGATGATGCAGGCCTTCCAGATGTTCATCGACAACATCTCCAAGGGCATGCAGGCGATGGCACCGGCGCTTCAGCCGCTGCTGAAGATCTTCACCCAGCTCACCGTGATCGGTTCGAGCTTCTTCGCCGAGATCGGCGGCCGGATTTCGACGATGCTCAACTTCTTCTCCGACGTCATCGACAAGGCCGCGGCCTCGGGTTCGCTGCAGCGCTGGATTCAGTCGGGCATCGACGCTATTAGCCACCTGATCAACATGGTCTATTCGGTCGGTGCGGCGTTCAACCACATCATGGACATCGCCGACCGGTTCGGTGGCGGTGGCCTGCTGGGCTGGCTGGACAAGATCGCCGCGCAGCTCAATGGCTGGACGCAATCAGCCTCGGGGCAGAAGTCGCTGATCGACTTCTTCACAGTGCTACGGCAGGCCACCGACGCGTTCACGCCCATGCTGCAGCCGATCCTAGAAGGACTGGTCGCGCTCGGCTCGGCATTCACTCAACTCGGTATCGCGATTGCGCCCGGCTGGCAGACCTTCTTCAACACCTTCGCCCAGTCAATGCAGCAACTCGGCCCGAGCATTGTCGGTATCGCGCCGGCAATCAACCAGTTCCTGATGGGTCTGTCGCAGGCGTTCGCGCAGCTGATGTCTTCGGTCGGCCCGCAGTTGCCGCAGATCTTCATGGGCATGTCGAATGCGTTCGTGGCGCTCTTGCCGCAGCTACAGCCACTCGTCCAGGCGTTCCTGAATCTGACAAACGCTGTTGGCCCACAATTGCCGAAGTTGTTCGAATCCATCACCAACTTCCTGATCTCCACCGAGCCGTATTGGCCGGTAATCATTGGCTTCGTTCGTGACTTCGTCTCGGTGATCACGGGCTTAATCAATGGCAGTACGGGCATCACCGACTTCTTCACCACCTTGCTCGACAAACTCGGTGACGCGGTGAAGCCGGGATTAGAGAAGTTGGGCGAAGACGGCGGCAAGTCCCTATTGCGGGGCCTGGCGCGGGGTCTCGCGGATGCCAGCGGCCTCAGCTCGGCAATTGATTCCGTCAAGCGCATCATGGGCGGAATCTCCGACTTCTTCCAGCACTCTCCGGCGAAGAAGGGTCCATTCTCCGGCTCGGGTTACACCATGACTCGCGGCGCGAAGATGATCACCGACATGGCCGCGGGCATGACCTCGGCGGTCGGCTCGGTGTCACAGGCCGCGGGGACGGTCATGTCCGGCGCTGCTGCGGCATTCACCGGCGCACCCGCGCCTGGTGGCGCGAGCGCTCTTGGTGGCGCGCTACTTCCGGACCGCATCCTCAACGCAGACACCTCCGTGCTCGACGCCTACCTCAACCACTCCTTCGACGACAACCGCGGCCTCAAGGGGCTCGCGAAGAACATGGGTCAACTGACCAACATCACGCAAGGTATCGGAGACTTGGCCAGCCAGCTCTCCAGTCTTGCCATGGGACTGTTGGGCTTCCGTGGTGACTTGATCACTCCCGTCTGGCACAAAACCGTCTCAGATGAGGAGCTGGCGCGACGCAAGGCCACCGGCATCGGCAAGAACCCGGCTGGGCCGACATGGGAAGACCTACTCGGTCCCGGCGCGGCAAACCCGCCTGGAAGTGCCGTCCCCATCAAACAGAACCCGGATGGCACGTGGACTTCGCCCAACCCGGCGTGGGCGCATCTCATCGCGCGTGAGTCTGGCGGTCGGGCGAACATCACCCAGCAGATCAAGGACGTCAACTCCGGCGGCAATGAAGCGCAGGGGCTGTTTCAGATCACCCCGAAAACATGGGCGGCACACGGAGGCCTCCAATTTGCTCCGTCGCCGAATCAGGCCACGCCACAACAGCAGGCGGCGATCGCCGCAGCGATACTCAAGGCCAACCCAAGTGGTTCCGACTGGGGAGCGGGCCTGCCGGGGCGCGAAGACGCGAAGGCGCTCCTGGCCGGGCTGGCGGGCGGCAGCGCGAACAAGAACACCTGGCAGGACGTGCTCGGCGCGACGCCCACCCCGCCGGTGACCGGACTTCCCGGCGCACCGGACCTGACGCCAGGTACGGGAAACATCTCGGTGCCAAAAAGGTTCGCGCCCAATGTCTTGCCCGGTACCGTCCAGGTTCCGCAGTACACGCAAGGCGCTGTCACGCCCGGTGGCGGCGCGGTTGCAGAGAACCCGCGGAGCCGCGCATCGAGTGTGCCGAGCGCACCGAATGTCGAAGCGGGCATCCGCGCCATCGGCGGCCTCCCGGGTGTTTATCCAACCAGCGGGCCGGACGCGTATCAGGTGCCAGCCTGGGCGCAGGCTCTGGCGAAGATGTTCAACCTGACCGCAAGCACTTACGACCACGGCGGATCGCTTCACCAGATGGGGTTCGCGTTCGACTTCGGCGGCGCGCCCAAGGACATGGAGCGGTTCGCGCAGTTCATCCAGGGCAACCTTGCCGCCCAGACATTGCAGCTGATCTTCAGCGCGGCCAGCGGCAAGAAGTACGGCATCGCCAGCGGCCAGGAGGTCGGCCCGGGGACGTCACAGCCGGGTTACTACGCCGCGAACTGGGCCGGCCACGCCGATCACGTGCACTGGGCCACCGATGTTCCACCGCTGATCATGGGACCGAATGGCGCGATCATGCCCGTGACGCCCGTGACGAACATGCCCGATTTCGGCATCGGCACGCGCTCGCCAGGGCCGGGAAACCTGGGCCGGTATTCCACTAGCGCACAATTCCCGTTACTCAATGGCGCCAACGATCTCAGCCAGATCAACAACCCCGACCTGGCCCGTCAGATCGCCGCCGCCCAAGCCCCTGGCGCGACCAATGATCAGGTCGGATCGGCGCTGAACGCGATCTCGCGCAACATCGCGCAGCTGAAGGCCTCCGACGAAAAGGGCAATGCTGACCAGATCACCGAACTGACCAAGGTACAAAACAGCCTCGCCCGGGAGCATGGCTTCACCCAGCAGAACCCGTTGCAGCAGATTCAGCAGGGCGCGGGCAATATCGGCAAAGTCGTCAACGACGTCTTCACTGACATCAAGTCCGGCGTGGAAGCCCTTGGTGCAACCCAGGACATCGCCGACCACCTCGTCTACGGCGTGCGCAACACCGAGGATGTCGTCAAGCTGATTCAGGATTCGCAGAAGTGGATCACGTTTGCGGCCAACGTCTCCACCACTGTGGCTGACGTCGCCAACACCATCGGCGACTTCGCGGGCATGGCCCCGTCGGTGATGGGCGCCGACGAGGTTGGCAAGGCCGCGCGTGGCGTCTCCGAGGTGGCTTCGATCATCTCTGGGGTGCTGCAGGGGATCAATCAGGCGATCTCGCTGGGCATCGAGATCTACCACATCGCGGGCTCATACGTCGGACGGCTGATGAGCAGCCTCGTTGGGTTTGGCAAGGGCGACCTCATGGGCGACATCCGATACCTGTTGAACACCAACACCAATGAGCTGTTGACCTTCAGTGAACAGAACCCGCTGGACAAGCGCAGCGGAGATGTCCCGTCGTGGATGCACTGGTACCAGCAGAACGGCGTCAACCAGCTCACACCCGGCGTCGGCCAGCTCAACATCTATGCCGGCCCCGGCCAGTCGCCCGCGGAAATGATGAACGAGTCCATGTGGATGATCAATGAAGGCGCCCTAAACGGGGCGGTAGCGGCGGCGAACTTCTGATGGTCACCATCGCAGCATTGAGCGGACTGGGCCGCAATCTTCGGCCATACCAGTTCCAGATCGGTGATGTGATTTTCGGCCGTCACACTCCCTATCCGGTGGAGAAGGTCGACATCCAGTCCTACAACGTGAATAACCAGGACTTCCAGGTGCCGATGTCCAATGAGACGCGCATGGGCATCGACACCAAACAGGCCGGGCCGATGACGTTCACCATGGGGGTTATCGACAACGCGCCCGCCAAGAACGTCGCCGGAAGCCTGCCTGATGATCTGGTCGCCAAGTCGTCGAAGTTGCTCACCGCGTTGCAGGCAGAGTGGAAGGCGACCGCGACGACCAAGCAGTGGGGCGAACTGACGCCGCTGGTCTACTGCGACGGCTACGGTTCCGTGCGCCGCATCTACGGACGCCCCCGCAAGTTCAGCTACACCCGCAAGTCGCCCAAGAGCCTGTTCTACCGGGTGACCGCCGAATACGCCCGCGTGGACACGCTGACCTACAGCGACGTCGAATTTGCAGCCTCACTGATCCAAGGGGCGGAGCCGGTCAACTATTCGCGCATCGACGGTGACGCCGATTCGTGGCTGCGGGTGCTGCTCACTGGGCCGATGACCAACCCGGTGATCTACGTCGGCGACAACACGCTTCAGCTACAGCTGAGCATCGACGTCGACACCATCGTGGAGCTGTCCAGCTACCCGTGGGCACGCCGCATCGTCAGCGCACCAGCGGCCGGCGGAACGCTGGTCAACCAGCGTCGCGCACTGGTCGGTAACACCCGCTACCTGGACCAGATCACCATGCCCGCGGCCACGTCGGTGGCCATGAAGTACACGGCATCGGGAACCACCGCTGACAGCGGATGCCTCGTGTTGTGGCGTGACGCCTACAACGTCGTCTAGATCCCTAAGGAGGACGCAATGACCGGATTGCTGATCACACTCGTGGTGCTACAGTCGTTTTCGCTGTTGAGCTTGTTGTCCATCAGCGGAAACATCGCCGCGGCGAAGAGCGCCGTTGAAGCGTGGGCGACCGCAACCAGCCGAGAAGCGAATTCGCTATGGGACAACCTGCTGGGCAAGGGCGCGAACTGATGCCTTGGAGTTCAGCGGCTCTCGTCGTCGCCGGCACGGCCCTGCGATCCGCGGTCAAGGGAGTCCAGTTGCACACCGGCGACCCGGGTGAGGGCGCGGCGGCCAACCGGTCGAGCGCCGCGGCCAAGTCACCGAACTTCTCGGCGGTCGACTCCAGCGGCGACTTCGACCTCGCCACTCCGCTCCAGTTCACCGGCTGCGCGGCCAACGGTGCCATCAAGTACATCTCGCTATGGTCGTCGACCAACGTCGCCGCCGGAACCTGGTACGGCAACGTGGCGCTCAGCGGTGACCAGACGGCCGACTCTAGCGGTAACTACACCCTCAACAGCCTGGTTGCGAACTCCTCAACCACCTGATGACCGCGGCGATTACGTACACGAGCGATCTTGACGCCCTGGGAAGCTCAACGCCGTTCGCGCACCTGTTCGCCGACTTCACCCTGACCGCCAGCGGCAAGAGCGCCAAGTCGGGCTCGGCGACGATCGGCTACCGCAACGACCTCTACGGCGCGGCTGGCCACAACGACGAGTATCTGCCCGACGACCGATTCCGTGTGATCGTTCAGGAGACCCGCTCCGGCGAGATCGTCAGCCGGGACATGACCGTCACGAATCTGACCGTCCAGCGGCAACTCTCGGGCTGGTGCACGATCACCTTTGACATCGATTCCCACGACCCGTCTGTGTCGGGCATCGAGTTCAAACCGTGGGCGCAGTACATCCACCTGGAAAAGACGATGCAGGGCAAGCGTCGCATCTTTGCCAGTGCCATCGTGCAGCCCTCGGAAACCGACAAGCAATCCGGCATCATGCATCTAACCGCCAACGGATTCGCCAACTACCCCAAGGGCCTGCCGTGGTTGGAGAACATCAACTGGCAGGTCAACGACATCTACGACCCCGTTGTGGAGATCTGGCGCCACCTGCAGCAGGACTATCCCAACGGCGACCTCAACGTGTCGGTCTACCCGCAGAAGTCCGGCGTGATGATGCTGCCGGGGTATGCCTACGACGGCTCGCTGCTGAACATGAACTTCTTCGCCACGTTCATTCGGGCCACCGACAAGCTGGACTGCGGCGACTACATCGACGCGCTCGCCAAGGATTCCCCCTTTGACTACCGCGAGGAGTCGGAGTGGAACGCCGAGCGCACCGACATCATCAAGAAGATCCACCTCGGCTACCCGCGCCTCGGTGACAACCAGACGCATCTGGCGTTCGTGCTCAACGAGAACGTCATCTCGGCCCAACCAACCACTGAGGCCAAGATCGACTGGGTCTCCGACATCGGCATCAGCGGCTGGTATCCCGGCGTTGAGTATTCGGCCGAACTCGCCAACGCCGACCCGGATCGCTTGCGCCGCTATCTGAACGAACAAGATCTGCTGATCGACTCCAACGAGCGCGCCGCGGCCTGGGCGCACCGCAAGCTCGCCCGTCGTCAGTCCCCGCCGTACTGGGAAACGATCACGATCATCCCCGATCACCCCAACGCGCCGCTCGGGACGTTCGACGTCGGGGACACCATCACCGTCTCGGGTTACATGCCGTTCGTCGGAGACCTGGTGCAAGACCACAAGATCATGGCGATCTCGTTCGATGAGAAGTCGAACACCTGCCAGCTCACCCTCAAGGCCGAGGGCATGTTCAACTACGACCCGATCTATTACCCCGACGGTCAGTCGAACATGGTCGAAAACGCGCACTTCGACTACGACTTGCGCGGCTGGAACCTCGGTGGCGCGCAATACCAATGGGACGGACTACAGGGCGTCTCAGCGCTGGGAAGCGCGACCGTCGCCGCCAACGGCACGGACCTGGACTTGATGACCGACCCCTACGGTGTCGCGGACTTCCAGCAGTTCCCGGTGTCGATCTACGCCAAGTGTGCACAGGCTGTGAGCACCGGTCAGGCGGTGCAGCTGCGCGTGCAGTTCTACGACGACGAATTGAGCCCTACGGAGGCCGTTGTGATCGACTCATTGACCGCGCCGACCGGAATGGTGGCGTGGCGCAAGCTCGCCGGCTACGTCATCACCCCTGCCGGCTCCACGCATGCCGCGCTGTGTCTGCGCGTGTCTGCGGGAATGACCGCTGGACGAGTCTGGTTCGATGACGCGGAGCTGACTCTCTGATGGCCGGCTTCGGAGGCAACGCCAACAACTATCAGGCCCCCGAGTCGCGCGCGCTGAGTTCGATTGCGAAATCGCCTGGCCCCGACGTCAATACCGACTTCGTGAAGATGATTTCGCAGCATGATGCGCAGATCAAATTTCTCGCCGACCAGGTCAAGCAGACCCAAAAGGGCGTGTCGGAGGCCAACCAGAACCCGATCCAGCAGATTCAGCAGTTCATCGCCGACCTGACGGTGCTGCTCGGCGGGGGAGAACTACCCAAGGGCGCACTGGAGTTCGGCGACCTGCAATACATCCTGCCTGCCATCGGGGCGTTGTTCGGGTTCGGTGACGGCGGCTTCCCGGTCAACCTGTTCGCCGCGGCCGAAAAATTTTTCCTCGGCTACGTCGTGCCCAGCGAGCAGTACAACGACCTGACAATCGCGGCCATCAACTCTTGGGGCGAGCAGCTCGGCATCGACCCGCAATTCCTGCGCGACCTCTCGGCGTTGGTGCGCGCATTCGGCGACCTGTTCTCTGCCGTCCAAGACCTGCTGAACGCCTGCGGACACTTCATCTCGATGCTGTTCACCCCTGACGGTGTCGACTACGGCCCGCTGGGGATGATCCTGCAGCCCATCGTGTCGTTCTTGGGATTCGGCTGGCTGGACCTATCCAAGGTCGGTGACGCGGTCAGTTGGATCACCGACGGCCTGGACCCGGGCATCCGCAAGTTGGTTGCGACGGTCAACTCGATCACCACCATGATCGTGTCGTTGGCAGGCGCCATCGAGCACGCTGAGACCGACATGGTGGGTTACGCCCACGACCAGGGCAGCGCGCTCGACAACGCGTTCGCCCAGGTGCTGCAGTGGATCGGCAACGCCCTGGGCATTCCCGGCAGCAACGCCCCCAAAGTGGAGGGCATCGAGCATGCACCGGCTATCAGTGCTGATGTCGCGGCATGGACGATTGACGACGATCCCGACAACGGTTGGTCATTTGACGGCTCAACGACCTACGCGGGCAATGGCGGTTCGTTCTTCACCAACGGCAACGGAATCACCAAGCGTCTACTGACTCAGGACCGGCTGCCGTGCTTTGCGGGCCAGCGGCTGACCGTCAATGACTACTTCCAATGGTCGAACATTCCCCACGATGCGGATGCGGGCGCGTGCGTGGTGTTCTACACCGGCTCGACTGAGATCGGCCAGACCAACCTGCCGTTGCCCAACGATGCCGACAGCGCGGACTGGGCGCAGGTCGGCGGTTCGGTGACCGTTCCCGCCGACGCCGACGGGTTCGCGGTCGGGGTCTACGTCGGTGCGAATGTCACCAGTGGCACGGTGCGCGTCGGGCAGATTTCGACGCGGAACTGGACGTGGATCAACCAGCGTCAGACGACCGCGTTCATCAGCTATTTCCAGAACCTCGGGCACGTGTTCGACGGTGTCGACTGGACGAGTTCTAATGCGCTGAGCCAGATGTGGCAGGGCATCGTCAACACCTGGATTCAGCCTATCGCAGGATGGCTGACACCGGATTCGCCGATCAACGCCGCTAATCTCGTCGGCAACCTGTTCCCCGACGGCCTGCCGATGTCGTGGCTG